TATTAATACAATGAAGAAAGGAGACGATGATGACCATGATAAAAAAGAAGAACCAAGAACTGAGTATGTAATTACCCCTTCTGAGCCAGCACCAGTTTGGAATGATGAAGTAATGGCTGCACCTTCTAGAGAAGTTTCTCTTGAAGAAAGAGTGGAAGCACTTGAAACTAAAGTAGAAGGTGAAGAAGGTGAAGGTTTTGTTCAACCTCGCACAGGAGCATAATGGCAAAGTCTGCTAACAAAGGTAAGAAAGGTGGAGCAGGTTCTGCTAATAATAAAAAGCAAAACTCTGGAAATGCTAATGCCAAGAAAGCAAAAAATGGGGGGAAGAAAAAATAATGTTTATTGCTAAACGAAAAACATTTATGGATAATTTTTTATATTATGTTGAAGATACAGCATGGTCTGAAGATAAACGTAATGCAAAAAAGTTCAATACTAAAGAAGAAGCTATTGCTGAATCTGATAGGCAAAAATTGTATGAAGTATTGATAGAAGAAGTTTAATGACGTTCATTGCCTTCTTAATAGTTGGTTATGTCGAAATTAGTCCTGGTAGTTGCCAGTTGGAATATTTTAGATACAATGAAATACACTCGCTTGTAATTCCATGCCACGAGAATGGAACACTCCCAAAAGGGAGTGTTGGAATGCTCCCATCCATAAAATACTCCAAGCAGTAGATAATCATACTCGTCTTTTCTTAGAGACAGGTGATGAGTGGCATCAAGAACAGGCACAGATATTAAGGAAATATATAAAAGATCTAAAAGTTTGGATACACAAAGAAGAGGGTTGGTGGAATGAATAGTGAGTTTAATTGGGGAGTATGTATTATTTTATCCTGTGGACTTGCGTTTACAGGATATATTGTTTTCTATATACTTAGGTTAGCGCATTTGGAGATGCAAGATGAAACACCTGAGTCTGATTCTGTCTCTGACGAGTCTAAGCATTAGTGCTGCGATTGGTGTAGGTGCTTATATCACTTATCAGAAAGCACAGAAGATTCTTGATAACCCAGAAGAGTTTGTTGGTGCTGTTGTAGAGAAGCAGGTCAACAAAGCATTTGAGAAACTACCTATCCCCAAACTAAATACTAATAACTTCAAACTGCCTTTCTAAAAATGAAAACGTTTCAAGAGTTTATGATGTTTGTTGAGGGCGTTAGACCTGGTGAAGTTGAAAAACCACTTGATAAAGCAGCGTTTAAAAAACGTAGAAGAAGTCTTGCTGGAAGAGAAGCAAGTGCTGATGCTCGTAGTAGAGGGCACGTTGATAGACTAACTGGAAAACCTTATGGAACTGCGGAAGCAGCGTCTAGAAGAAGAAACCTAAATCCTGCTGAAAGAGAGTCAAGACGTAAGTTTGCCGAAGATCCAGATTGATCGATAAATACAGAGAAGTTTAAATTACCATTCTAATGTCTGATAAAGATCCTTATATCTACAGAATCAAATCAGTTGGGAGAGTTGTAGATGGTGACACTATTGATGCTGATATTGATTTGGGGTTTGATATTAGCCTTACTAAGAGAATTCGTTTGGCAGGTATTGACACACCAGAAAGCAGAACAAAAGACCTAGCAGAAAAAGAACTTGGATTAGATGCTAAAAATTGGTTGAAGCATAAACTTCATGATGCATATGATATTATTATTCGCACTCAACTTCCAGACTCTACTGAGAAGTATGGAAGAATCATTGGACAACTTTATATTAATGGTGAAGATGAATCTCTAAACAATAGAATGATTACTGAGGGTTATGCACTTCCTTATGATGGTGGAACAAAAGATAAGGATTGGGAACCACTTAAAGAAATTAGAAGGAAAAATGGAACCCTTGTGGAATGATTTATTTTAATATTGTAAGATTATTCATTATTATCTGGGCAGCATTAATGATTTCTGCTGTTGAGTCTGTTGCGATTAAAACAGAAGGTCAGGTAGAACTTGAAAGTACAAGTCGTGATGCTTATGCTAAAGTACTTGTACTTGCAGTAGGTTCTTTTCTTGGTGATGCTGCATTTAAGTTAAAGAATAAAAAATGAAACTTCTTATCTTAGATTTATTAATAGTTCTAAGATTATTAACAAATGATGGTGTAATTCTTGAGAATAGAAGACCTATTCCTAAAAGACAACCTCCAGAAATACTTAGATTTATAAGAAGACCTGCAAAGAGGGGTAGAAAAGGTCAAAACTACTTTGAATGAAACTCTTTATATTGTCTTTGTTTATCTTTTTTCTGTTCTTTTTTAAGTAACTTATTGACTTTTTTGAAAGAGGAATTTTTCTCAAAAGCAAAATATACTTGAAGTTCATAAGGGGTAAGATCTTTGTTCAAGAGTTTCTTACCCCTTACAAATATCTGCTGAACAATAGGTTTCATCTTCTTTACCATCCATTCCACCATAGATTTGCCAACAAGTGCCGCAGCAACAGAAGCAGTAGCAGTGGTGCCAGCAAGAATAACTTGTTCTTTAGGTGGGACAGGGACTTCTCCGACGATTGGTACTTCAATTACAGGAACTCCTAAATCTGCACTGGGTTTATTAACTTCAGTAATTGATTTATCTTGTGTGATTTGTTGTGATGGTGTTTGTATTTGTGGTAGTGTAAATTTACTATCAGGAAGTCCTCTAGACTTTTCTTCATTTTCTTCTTGCTGCTTTTTCTGTTCTGCTCTGACCGCAGCATCAAACTCTTCTTGTGTTGGGACATCAATTACTGGATAATTAATTGTTGTATTTGGCATATTAATGATTGGCATATCAATGGTAGGTATCACAGAACGTTCCGTCTTTTGAGTGATAGGGGGATCTATTGTTGGAATAATAGGTGGTCCAATAAGTTTAATTGGGTTTATTTCCATTAGATATATCTTGAACTCTTGGATATTTGACTACTATATCAGCACAAATTTTTGCATAAGGACTTTGTGGATGAAACGATATCCCACTTTTAATTGCTTCACCACACTTTAATAATCTAACAAGTTCAAAGTCAAGTCTTGCTTTATCTGCTTCTGCTTGTTGTCTTTGTATTTCTGTACGAACTCTTGACTTGCAAAGTTCCTGAAGAGAACCATCAAGAGGTATAGATAATCCTGCAGAGACTCCTGTATTGATTGAATTTTGCTGGTATGATGTAGGGTCACTATTATTGGATAAACTATTATAACCAAAGGTCTGTAAGTTCAAAGTTGGACCTTGACATGAGACGCCAGAACCATAAGTATTTACTGCAAAAGGACCCTGCAACACTTGAACTGCCTGATTGGTAACATTACCAGTGGCAGATGCTGAAGGTCCTGCTATGTTTGTATTAGATGGAGCTTGTTGAGCTAGTGCTGAACCAGCAAAAATTACTGTGTAAAGACTGATATAGAATTTGTAATAGAATCTTGTGTAGTAGTTCGTTCTGTCCATGTCTCTCTTGCAATTCCAGGAGTCATATAAGTCTCACTAAACTGAAAGGGAGCACCTTGTTCTATGATAGTGTAATTTGCGCCTGGTGCAGGGGTTCCAGGTATGTTAATGTTAGTTCCAGTAACAGTATAAGATGTTCCAGTTGTATAATCTATTTGTTTAATTGATTCAATTACTTGAGTTTTAGTTGTAGTTTCTGAAGTGATTGTGCCACTCGTAAAATTAGGAGTGACTGGTGCTGCAAAACAAGGAGATATAAATCCCGTTGCAATCAGCAAAGCGGGAGTTATATATCTCATTTGAACACACTTAATTCAACAGTTCTTTGTGCTGTTCCAGTGCTTCCTGGACCACCAGCAGTAATCGTGGGAACACCAGTTGAAGATAATGTTCCAGCAAGAGAACCTGCAGAACCACCTAACTGAGTAGTGGAATTGCTATAAAGGTTAGGAGAAGCAATAGTTCCAGAAGCAGCTGATTGACTAGTGACCACAGCGTCTGCAGTAATCAATGCTTCAGAGAAAGTAAATGCTGAACCATTCGTATTGATGCCATATGTTCCAGCACCACTAACTCCACCAAGAGTGGTAACATCAATATTTGTTCCTGATACCGAGTATGATGCTCCTACTCTTTCTGATTGAACCGCTGCACCCTGAACGCTTAATTGAACAGAATCAACTATTTTGTGTGTAATTTCACTTGCAAAAACAGGAGTAGTAAAGAATAAAGAAAAGGCTAAAAGAAGTCTTTTCATTTTTTCCTTGTAATTAGACCTATAAGTATTTATCTTGACATGCCTTTAAGGTCGTGGTATGATAAATACAACAACAAGTTAAGGAATGTAACAAATCCTTAACAGTTGCCCTCTTCCTAACCGAGACCTATGGGGAGGTTAAACACAGTCTCTCATATCCTGCCTGAGGGTGGCAGGAACATAGTAACTCCACCATTTCCCTGATGGTCTTACTACTTTTTACAACAAATGACTGCTACACTTTCACGTCAACAACAATCAAATAATACTTGGGAACAGTTCTGCAATTGGGTAACCTCAACTGACAATAGACTTTATGTTGGTTGGTTCGGGGTTCTGATGATCCCTTGCCTTCTTGCTGCTACTACTTGTTTCATCATCGCATTCATCGGTGCTCCCCCTGTGGACATTGATGGTATCCGTGAACCCGTT